TTCTATCTTTGAGACACTAAACAAGATCAAAGAAGAACTTAAAATACATTTTCCATATCGAGTGATAGAAGTCGAAGGTGCAGAGGCCGATGATGTTATTGCTGTTCTGACCGAAAGGTACTGTGACAGTGAAGATATTCTGATTCTATCTTCTGACAAAGATTTCGTACAACTTCAAAAACTGGACAATGTGGATCAATATAGTCCAATTCTCAAACGGTTCATTCGAACAAATAATCCAGAACTATTCATCAAAGAGCAAATCATTCGTGGTGATTCGGGAGATGGTGTACCCAACTTCTTGTCACCAGATAATACGTTTGTCACTGGTAGCAGACAAAAATCTATCAGCAAGAAAAATCTTGCCGAATGGATCAAACAGGAACCAGAAGAGTTCTGTGTAAATGAGACGATGAAGCGTGGATATGATAGAAACAAATTGATGATTGATCTTTCTTGTATTCCTTTGACCATCAAAAATAATATCATTGAACGATATGACTCATTACAACCAAAGAACAAAACACTTCTGATAGATTACTTCATGAAGAACAAATTGAAGAATCTTATGGAAGTCGTAGACGAATTTTAGAGAGGTACAATGAAAAACGTATATGAAATTTTTGAAGAGGTCTCTAAGACCAATTCAAAAAATGAGAAGATGCAAATTCTACGAAACAACGCAACATATGCACTCAAGAATGTTCTCAAAGGAACTTTTGATCCAAACATTTCGTTTGTGTTCGATAAGATTCCCGAGTACAAACCATCCGATGCACCACCAGGTCTAGGATATTCGTCCATTCATCAAGAGCTAGGTCGAGTTTACCTATTTGAAAAGAATAGTCCAAAGGTATCACCATCTCTAACGATGAAGAGGAAAGAAGAAATTCTAATTCAGATGTTGGAAAGTCTAGAAAAGAGAGAAGCAGAAGTCTTTGCGAATATGCTTCTCAAAAAGCAAAGGGTAAAAGGTCTCACATATAATCTAGTGAAAGAGACCTTTCCTGATCTACTGTAAACAAAGAAAGGAAGAATTGTTTCATGTCTAAGAATAAAAATCGATCTGTCGCTGAATATGATTATGATGAAGATGAAGGTAATGTGAAAGTAAAAAAGAAAGAACGCAGGAGACCAGTACGAGATTGGAAGAGACAATGGAATAATCATGGTCACGATTATGAAAATGCAGATGATTTTTATAAAGAATAAGTTACAACCTTAATTTGTATACTATTCGGAGTACAACTTCAAGTATTCCGCTATGCGGTCCAAGCATATCAGGTATGCAAAAATAGTTGTTGCAATGGTCTTCCAGTCGTGTATAATGTCTACATGATCAAGAGACGGAAGAAACGCTCTGACCGCAACCACCTTGTGTACAAACTTCAGGTACGGTCGCTGGTGTATATCGGAGTCACCTATGTTGAAGGCACGGTCAAGAAAAGCCTTCGACGTAGGTGGCTGAAGCATGTTCAGCGTGCTTCTACCGAAGACAGGGGTTGGAAGCTTTGTGATGCTATTCGCAAGTATGGTGCCGAAGCTTTCAATGTGGAAGTCATCGAAGTAGTTCGTGGTAAGAGCAATGCACATCTACTGGAGCGTGCATTGATTCGAGAACTCAAACCCAAGCTGAATACAGATGTGCGATAGATGCATATCAGCTATGCAAAAATAGTTGTTGCACTGGCCTTCCACTTCTGTATAATGTCCACATGATCAAAACGGAGAAGACGATGGACAAGTACCAGCAAATGACTGTGATTCGCAATGTGTCTCCGATCAAGAAAGTCGAGATTCGACGATTGATCGAAGACCAAATAAAGTCCGTGAAGGTTACAGTATGCAAGCCTTCACGCAGGCGCAAGATTCGATAGGAGAGACGAAACATGCGAATGAAGAATGAAACCATGGACACCAAGACTCTTCTTCTCACCGACTGGTATGGCATCTATCTGCCCAAGATGTTTGTGACCAACTTCGATCACACCTTGTGGAATCTTGATGTTGGTGATCCTGATGTTGTCTGTGTTCAAGAGGGTCCTAAAGATAATGAGTGGTACTGGGAATCTTGGGACTCTATTCTAAATAAGGCATATCTCGTTCAGGATGGTCGCACATTTTACCTTCATCAGGATGGTGATCTGTGGGCCGTATGTTGGGATGACATGGCCGAAGAAGATGAATATCTTCGGTCGTTTGGCTAAGGAAACAAGAATGACGGATATCGTAGATCGTCTGAGGGCATATGCAGAGGTTAACGAGGCCTCTGGTCTTTATACGGAAGCGAATTGTGCATGGGATGCAATCGAGGAGATCGAAAGATTGAAGAAAGAAATCGAGGCTCAGAAGGATAATCCTGTGAATCAGTCCGATTCTTCTAATCGAGTAAGTTGGGATCGAACTGGTGATGTCATTCGTGGTACTTATACCGCGGCACAAATTCCTTTTACCGGAAAGGTTGTGGGATCACGAGTTAAATATGGTGGAAGTATTGTACATACGGTCGAATTGTTCTCTCCGATCAAGGTTTTCGGAGTGCTTCGAGACAGGATTCAAGTGTATAACGATGAAATCCTGACTTGACAACAATGTCCAAGTGTGCTAAGATCCAACTATCAAACTGAGAAATCTGGAGACTACAAAATGGCTATCGTGTATGATGGTTACTGCATCAATCACATCAAGCAGGTTCGCGAGATGTTCCTCAAGAAGGACACCCTTACGGTCGATGAGATCAATAAGGCATTGTCTTCTGGTACCTATGCAACTAAATATGTTGCAATGATGCGCAAGTACCTGAATTTCGATATCACGGTAAACAAGGACGGTAGAACTGTTCTTTCTTACACTTTTGTCGGTGACACTGATATGGATCTAAATCAGTGGGATAAGCCTGCAAAGAAGAAGAAGGTAAAGGAGAAGAAGGAGAAGGTTGCAAAGGTAAAGAAGGAGAAGCCTGTCAAGGCTGCTTCTAAGCCTAATAAGAAGGTCGTTGTTGTCGAGGATGATGAGGATGATGTTCCTGTAATGGATCGCAATTCCAAGTCGGTTCGTGATGATGAAGACTTTGCAGAACCTTTGGTCATGTCTAGTTATTCGGTAGATAATGATTGGGACTCAATCGATGACCAAGGCATTCGTGATCTTCTTCGATGAGTAAACTGCGGATATGGTATATTGGAGGATAATAACAAGGAACTAAAATGAACTTCCGAAAGACTGCTGACTATATCGCATTCTATTTTCTACTTGTTGGACTTGGTATTGGTGTTGCCTTTACTGGTCTGATAACTTCTCTTATAATTATTTTTCTCAAGTGAAAAGTCCTTGCGTTAAAATATGTAAGATTGCATCCGATACAAAGTTATGTGTCGGATGCTTTCGTTCTTTGGAAGAAATTAGAACGTGGGTATATTTGTCTGAAAGAGAACAAGCAGACGTTATGGAAAAGGTGAAACAGAGACATGAACATCTTTTATCTCTCAAAAAATCCGATTGAAGCCACTCAAATGATGGTGGATAAACATGTGGTGAAAATGATTCTTGAGAGTGCTCAACTGTTATCTACTGCACATCGCATTCTTGACGGAGTGCCGTATACAGCAAAATCAGCATCAGGAAGGCAAGTAAAGCGTTGGCGATTGGATGATGATCGCGAGAGTGTGCTTTATTCTGCCACACATGTAAATCATCCTTCTGCGGTATGGTGTCGAGAATCTTCTGGTCATTATCGTTGGCTGTATTGGCATTTTGTTGGTCTGATAGATGAATATTATCATCGATATGGTAAAGTTCACAAATGCGATTCGATGAAACAATTTCTTGTTGATATACCCAATAACATTAAACATCTTGCATTCACACAACCACCACCCGCTATGGACAAATCATATATAATCTCAGAAGATTCGGTTACAAATTATCGAAACTATTACAGTCAAGGCAAATCGCATCTTCATAAGTACACCAATCGGAATGCTCCAGAATGGTTGTGATTTACTAAATAGATGATAAGAAAGGTTGTTCATGCCCACATATTCATACAAGAATAAAGACACCGAAGAATATAGTCAAATATACATGACTATCTCTGAAATGGAAGAGTTTGAAAAAACAAATCCTAACATGGAACGAGTATTTCATACATTGAATGTTGTAGATTCTGTTGGTATCGGTGTAACAAAACCCCCTTCTGACTTCCAGAAATATGTTCTTGGCAGAGTCAAAGAATCTGTACCAGGTGCTTCTGCTATTGGTAACAAGAGGTGGGGCATTCCCCGTGAGGTCTAATTGAGTAAGTTCAAAAATTTTCAATTCAGAAAAGTAACAAGGGACTTGTCGAGAGGCAAGTCCCTTTTTGCGTATAAAGGAGCAAAAATGTCAAAAAGAAAAGTAAAGAGAGAAAAACTCCAATCTCAAATACAACAACAAAAAAATCATTTTGAGTTGAGGGGAATCAACCCACTCACTGTAAATCAAGAAAGGACATTTGACTCATACAGAGACGGTCAGAATTTGATACTTCACGGATTTGCAGGAACAGGGAAAAGCTATATATCTCTTTATTTGGCATTGAAAGAAATCTTGACGAGTAAAAGTGTTTGTGATAAGATTATCATTGTTCGTTCAGTAGTACCATCCAGGGACATGGGATTTCTACCAGGTAACATAAAAGAAAAAATCAAGGTATATGAGGAACCATACAGAGAGATTTGTGATGATTTGTTTGGTCGTGGTGATGGTTATGATATTTTGAAAATGAAGGGATTGGTTCAATTCACTACCACCTCACATCTCAGAGGTGTTACATTCAAGAATGCTGTGGTGATTGTGGATGAGATGCAGAATATGTCATTTCAGGAAATTGATACTGTGATGACCAGAATGGGTGATGATTCCAAGATTATCTTTTGTGGTGATTTCAGACAAACCGATTTGTTGAATGAAAGAGAGAAGTCGGGCATCCTCAAGTTTATAAATATAACAAAACGCATGAACAGATTCGAATACATCGAGTTTGAAAAGCAAGATATTGTTCGTTCTGGCCTAGTCAAAGATTATATCATCAAAAGGACAGAGTTAGGAATATGAAAACATTTAATTATGTATCAGGGTTGCCTGAGATTGTGGATCTTGATAAAATAGAAAAAGAAGGTAAGAGATATTACATTCTACCAAATGGTAATCATGCTGTATCTGTAACCACACTTCTTGGACATTTCAAACAGAAATCTCTTCAAGAGTGGAGAAATCGAGTTGGTGAAGAAGAAGCTAACAAAATTTCCAGTAAAGCAAGAACTAGGGGTACCAAACTCCATTCTATGATGGAAGACTATTTGGCTAATGTTCCCGTGAAAACTATCTTTGAAAACGTGATGCCGGATGTTAAGCAATTATTTCTTGACATTCGGCCAGTTGCTGATAGAATAGACAACATTCACCACTTAGAAGCTGCTCTTTTCTCGGAGAAGATGAGACTGGCTGGAAGAACTGATGTGATTGGTGAATTTGACGGTAAGTTATCGGTGATTGATTTTAAAACTTCAAGGAATGAAAAGAAGGAGGAATATATACAAGACTACTTTCTTCAAGCAACAGCATATGCTCTGATGTATGAAGAAAGAACTGGTATAGAAATAGACCAGATTGTTGTATTGATAGTATCGGATGCGTTATCTTATCCACAAGTTTTCGTAAAGAGTAAGAAAGACTATATCGAACCACTCTTCGATAAGATTTTACGATATCATCGAGAGATCAATAAGGAGTAGATTATGAAAATCTTTGTTGCTGTTGTGCTCACCATTCTTTTTGTGAGTGCTGCTAAAGCTGACAATTGGTCTGATAATACACAATATAGATTTGACTCCAATACCGATGAATCGGAAAGACCGCGAAAAAGACAACGAACAAAGAGAAATAAAGAACCAAAGTATTATAAACCAAAGGGTATCAAGAGCGGATGTTTACCTTCATCCATTACATCTAAGCTAAATGATATTAGATCAAAGTTTGGATCGATTGTAATTATCTCTACTCATAGACCAGGAGCTAAAATTGCAGGAACTAATAGGACAAGCTATCATGCTTCTTGTAGGGCTGTTGATTTTAATGCTCCTCGTGGTAAATACAATCAAGTAGTCAAGTATCTGAAACAAACTTGGAATGGTGGTGTAGGAACTTATTCATGTAATATGCATCACATTCATATTGATAATGGACCAAAAGTTAGATTTCATAAGTGTCAATAGGAGAAAACAAATGAAAAAGATTTTACTATCATTAGCTCTACTTGCTGGAATGTCAACAGCTACTCTAGCAGGACCAAGGAATTATACACAACCACATCATCACCATCATCATCACCATCACCATCATAACAATGGTGCTAGAATTGGTGCTGGTGTCGCTTTAGGTATCATGGGACTTGCTATTGGTGCAGCTATTGCGTCAAATCGGTACAGAGATTGTTATTGGGTAACTCGTCGTGAATATGATGGATATGAAGGACGTTGGATCGTCCGTGATGTAAAGGTATGTGAATGAACAAAGTAATCCTTGTTGATGTTGATGGCACGTTGGCCGATTCCGATCATCGTGAACATTATCTTGAAACTAAGCCGAAGAACTGGACTGCATATTATGCAGATGCTTTGAAGGATAAACCTTATGAAGATATTGTCTGGTTAGTAAAAACTCTCAAGAATGCAGACAATAAAATTCTAATTGTTACTGCCAGATCAGAAGATTATCGAAATATTACAGAACAGTGGTTGAGAGAAAAGGCTGATCTAGAAGGTGTTTATGATAAGATTTATATGCGTGAATCTGGAGATTACAGGGATGATGATATAGTCAAGGAAGAAATGCTTCAATCAATTCGACTTGACGGATATGATCCATTCATGGTTCTAGATGATCGAGGACTGGTCGTAGACATGTGGAGGAATTTAGGTATCAGATGTCTACAAGTTAGAGATGGAGTGTAATCATGGGTGGTTATGATAATGAAATCAGTAGAAGCTTATCTAAAGTCAAACAGAAATCTAGGGATCATCATTATCATAAAAACAGAAAACTGTATGAAGAATACACATCCGGAAAATTTCAATATCTAATGAGTTTTTCGGATTACAAAAAGAAAGTCAAGAAGAGAAAAACTACTTGACTTTCCAGGTTTGATGTGCTATAAATAGTTATTGTATCGTTGAAGCGATTGAAGAACGGACTGGACAGTGGGGCAGTACCACTGCCGTCCACCATGATAACACTTCACGGTTCGATTCCGTGGTAGATTGATCAACTACCAAGTTCTAGACTTGATTCTGTGGACAGGAGTGTTATTATG